CGGACTGCCAAAGCTCGTCGCCGGTCTCGAGGAAGTGGTTGAAGGCGAACGTGATCGCGTTAGAAGCCGCTGTACATTCTTCCTCCTGATACTCGGAGTAGGAAGGCGCGTGCATGTGATAGAGCCCGTGATCGGGATCGAAGCAGTGCACGCCGGCAGGTGCATAGGGGATGTACGGCTTGCGATTCTGGGCAAACTCGGGAAGCGACGGAGCGTTGAAATAGATTTTGTCGCCGTCCACGTTGAGCAGCTTCCCGAAGTAGGTCGAGGCGGTCGGACCGAGCGAGATGAGCTGCGCGCTGGCGTCGAACATGGGAAGAGTGCCGAGCACGTCGAACCCTGCGCCGTTGAACAAGAGGAGCTGGCCGCCAGAGGTCGGCAGCACCCAGGATGATCGATACGCCGCGACGTCCAGAATGTAGGGGTCGTTGACCGGCCAGCCTTCATCGGCAGAGGCCGTTGATCCGCTCCACACGAAGAAAATCGCGTTGCCGCGGTTCTTGCCTTGCCGGGTGGCAATGCCCATCGCGTTGTTCGAATAGGCCACGCCCGTAATGGCGTAATTTTGCGGAATGGTGAGGTCGGTACTTCCAGAAAAGGCGGCATCGTACTGCTTAAGCTCGTACTTGTTGGTGCCAACACCGACGAGGGTGTTACGGCTCACGAAAAGCTCAATAAAGTCGAGGCCTGAGCCGATACGGGACGTATACACGCAGGTGTCGGACGCTCCAGTGTAGTCGTTGACGGCGGCCGCGTTCATGAACCAATTGCCGGAAACCCACTGGATCACGCGGGAAGTGTCACGGAAGCCGGTCAAGCCACTATCCTCAGTCAGGGCGAGGGTGCTCATAACGAGATTGAAGGCGTTGTCATCGGTGATGATTTTGAATTTGCCGCTGGCGTAGCTGAAAAGGTCGAGTGGCAGTCCGAAATTGCTGTCCTGATCGGCTGAGAACACACGGCACATCGGGGGAGAGAGTTTGACGTAGCCGGCCTCGCTTAGGTCGATGTTTTTTGCAAAAGCAATCGTCCCCTCGTAGGCCTTCTTCCCATTCGTGACGACGATTTGTTTGTTCGGTGGAGGAAACATATTAGTTGGGGGCGATAAGGCCCGAATCTTCCAAGCGAGTAATGATTTCGTTGGTCGCCGCGCGACCTTCGGCATCTATCGTGGTGCCGCCAGTCGGTGCGGTGATGGCTGTAAACGGTGCATTGGCAAGTGCTACGGCCACGCTCTCAGGGAGGGGTGGAAAGTAGCGAGCCAGTCGGACCTTGAAGGCCTTCTCAACATCGAACGGGATGGACGTGAAAGAGGAGAAGGCCTTGAGCTTCTTGGCCAGCTCCTCAACTTGTCTCTCCAACTGTGCGATGCGTTCAGTGTCCTTCATATCTCCGATTTATCGCGGTTAGTAACGGTCGAAGTCGGGCTCTTATCGCGATTTTTCCATGTAGGCTCTGTGACATTAGCGGTGGCGTCGTTGATTGACGAGGTAATTAGAAGAGGTGCGGCGATAGCGGTCTGACCTGATGCGGTAACGGTGGGCACTTGAACAGCTAGGTTTATGCCTATCGTCGCCGGAGCAGTGTTGCCATTCGCTGTGTCTGAGATTGCCAAGAGGAGGCCGATGGAACCTGAGTCCGTAATGGTGCCAGTGCTTATGCCTGCCTGAAAATACCCCGTAGCCGTGGTCACTTCGCGTGTACCCGAAGCCACTCCGATACGGATTGTGTTCGAGCCTCCGTTGTCTTGCACGTCATGATGCTCCGTCCAAGGAGAAATGTTGTCCGTCTGAATAGCGTACGCACTCATAGCATTGTTGTCAGAGTCACTACAGAGTATGCGGAAGTACATGATGAGCAGTGAGTTGGTCACGTAGGGCGTGATACCGGTTGTACAACGGAATACGTCACTGACCGCTTCTGTACCCCCCTCTGCGACTGAGGCATAGATGTTCGTGGCGCTCGCGAATGTGCCGGAGATTGCTAAGACGACTGCTTCAAGCGGGATACTTGAGCCTGAGAAGGTGAACTCAAAGTCAGTTGCCGCCGCGTCCCCCGCACTTGCTACTTTTACAAAAACCACAACCGTTTGGTTAAGGCTCGCGGTGGTGAAGTCCTTGAATCGCGTCCATCCCGACGGCGTGTTGAACTCCCCACCTGAATTTCCTTCGCTACAAATCGCTACCAAAAGGTCGCCCGCAGTAAGGCCCGTGGGCTTAGTTACCACGACACTGGTGCTGTTTGCAGTGTTGTAATCGGATGAGCGATAGGATGCCATTGTTAGCCAAGGTTAAGAATACCCTCTGAGGCAAAGGTGATACTGAATGTTCCAGCGGTAGAAGTGATGGTTGAGCCGAAATCGAGCACACAGATGAGAGGTGAGGTGGAAGCCGTCCCCGTGTCTTTGCGGATTATGAAGTAGCGTGCGCCTATTGAAGCGTTGGTGATTGACACATCCGTTGCATCAAACACTGCTTCGTCGTCTGTATCGTCTGTAGAGACCGTGGTCGTGAGTGTATATCCTCCTGCCGCACCTGCGGTGTAGGAACCTGACGAAGAGACCTCATTGTCTACGTCGTCAAAGAACTCGTCATCGTCTGCATGGGGAGCATACGACGATGTGTGAAGCGACCCTTTAATAGTATCTGACTTGAGATTGATGGGTGTTGACACAATAGTGTCGTCCCCCAAGAGCCGCCCTTTGAAGCTATTATATACCAGCGACATTGGAGTTTGCGTTACCAAGCACTTGTAATGGGTCGACTATTATAAGGACGTGTTTGTGTTCCTCGCTATCCGGTACACGCTCTAATTTTCCGGATTTGAGAGTTTCCTCTCCCACCTGGCCATATATGAGGACAATGTCGCCGATCTTCCAGTTTTTCTTCCCATAATCCACATGAACGCGGTATTTGTGAGGAACGCCGGATGGTCTAACGAAGGGCACGGGTGTGCTCTCTTCATTGACCACTATGAAATCGCCCTCGTTCGCAGGGCGGCGCAGCTCGCTGTTATTGCCATATTCATCGGCATAGAAAAGCGTGTCACCCTCGATTTTTGAAATGCGCCAGGTCTTTTTAGATAACTTATATTTCAGGCCGTCGGCGTACTGCACGAAGCCGCAGCGCTTCACCAAGTCTCCTACCTTTATCTCGATTCCATTTTTGTCTTTCATACGCCTAGTGTTTTGTTATGTGATCCAGCACCCGGTCAAAGGCCGTAGTGTTTCTATTAAGTTGATCCATTATCTTGTCGCGCACCTCCTTCTCAAGCGTCTTATGGTCGTCGTACGCTTTGTCCAGGCGGCTCGAACTATTTTGATACATCCACCACATAATGAGGATGGCGAATCCGGCAACACCGAGATTTAAAGCTGGTTGGATAAGGTCGGGCATGGCTATTCGTTGCTATCCTGACTGACTGATAATCGGGGGCGTTCGTCGCGAGTCCGCTTGGAGAAGTACGCCTTGATATCCTCCTCCATCGCCATCCTACGAGAGACGATTGCGGCGAACTGAGCTTCGGTCAGCCTGCCCGCGCGATCTGATGCCGGCCCGACGGCCAGGTACTCATGGAAGATGACAGGAATGCCCGGTTTCTTGTCGGTGTCGCCGGGTACGAAGAAGCTTGGCGCGCGGTTGATGTACGCCTCGATTCCGTTGGTGAGGCTGTAGTTGAAGATGCGATTGAAGATCAGCGCGTTGGCTGTCTTGTCGTACTCGGTCGGCACGCCAGTCTCAGTGTCGTTGAGGCTGAAGCGCCCGCGCTGCTGAATATCCACGGGCTTCACGTCGTGAAAGACGCCGGCAGCATCAGCCACCCGCACCCGATAGAAGTCGAGGATGAGATTGCCCTGCTCGTCGGTCAGGAACGGGTAGTCGCGCTGCCCGGAGACGATGTTCGTCCTGATAACAGGAAGATCGCCGTGATTGCTGTCGTCGGCTTGCCAGGTGCCTGCGGCTTGCAGAGCGAGCCACTGGAACCTGCCCAAATAGGAGTTTACGCGTGACGTAAGTAGCTTCAGCTTGGTCGCGTTGCCCGACACCTCTCCAACTTCAAACAGCGCTTCTTCCTCGTACCGCTGTACGATCCCTTGGAGATTTTGCGTGTCGTTGAATTGGAGAGGCATATAGGTTTACCACTCAGCTAGCCCTTGGCATTGGTGGCGACCATCAGTGATTTCTACCGCAATGCAGCGGATCTTCTGGTAACCGTGAGTGCGAAGATCGAGACCGTAGATGCTGGTTGAGGTCGCCTGGTTGCCCATAGTGACACTCGATGTCGCAGTTGAAGCTGCGTCGTCGCCTATGAAGCGAGTGATATAGTGCCAATTAGTACCGTCTTGCGTGCCTTGAACCCGGAATATGGTAGCACCGGAAGTGCCGGAACCACGGGTGAGATACAAGGTGACGCGTTCTGCGCCTGCAATGCTGAGAGAACCGTCTTGTTTACGGCCTTGTTCGTCAAAGTAGGCGTTGATATCAGTTGAAGTGGCAGTGGTAGAGGTCGCAAACTCTGTAGGCGCGGTGCCAGGAGTAGAGGATGCGAAGAAGTCATAGAGAACAGCAGTTTCTAAGCGAGTGGGAATGTCGTAGGTCGTGTACCCGCTGGCTTTTTGAATAGAACCGATGAACAGCGCAAGGAACACAATGGCTCCTGCGACAAGCACAATAGGGACGATGGATTGTTTCAGTGTCATGTGCCTTGCGGACTGGCTTCGATGTTCAAGAGGTTGAGCACCCAAACCAGCCCGCAGTTAAGCGAGCTGATAATTATTGCACTTCCATGAACTGGACGTAGCAAGCACCACTTACCGAATTGGGTGACGAAGAACCAACCTTGAGGTTGAGGTAAGTGCTCGGTGAGAACACAATTTCCTCGTCGATCGCATCAGTCATGAATGAGCCGGTGGTTGATGCCAGAATGGTGCCCGACGCCCCGGAAGCCAGATAGCCGACGCCCAAGCTGGTTGTCGTGGCGTACTCGTTAGCGGCCTTGCCCCATTCCCAAGGAAGCGTTGCTCCTATCGGAGCCGCATCCAGACCTGCGGCGGCCCATGCAAGGGTCGTGGTGGCCGGTGGCGTGAGGAAGGAACAGGTGGTGGATGCGGTGTCCATTACATCCGCGAACTGCCAGATACGGACCCCGCCCCATGAAAGGTACTGCGAGGAGATATCCGGGCCAGTGAGTGCGCCAAGTGACTGCTCCCTCGGCCCTGGCTGCGGCTCTGATGCACCAAGAAGGAATACACCCGCGAGGATGAGTACCAGGGTGCTAAGCGAGCCGATAATGAAATTCTTAATATCCATGTGTGAATGGATGAGCTAGTAATCTACTGTTCTATGATCTTGTTTTTGAATTGAAGGTTCTGGTCGCCTCCGCCTTCAAGGATGTAGAGCAAGCCGGGATTGGTACCCAACTCGGCAAGCTGCTTCAGCAGCACACCCTTCTTAGTCGCCCACTTCTCCGGGTTTTTGTAAGCGTATGCATTGATGACTTTGGCGAACTTGGCTTGCGCCTCATTCTTCCATTCCCCCCCGTCAGCGGGCTTAACTACGAGAGGAAGCTCCTTAGGGCGGAGTATTTGAGGATCCCCGACTTCGATGCCGTCTATGATGGTCGTGCCGGGATTGGTCCCAACCTCCTCCTCGGGCAACAGAGCGCGAAGGCTATCGACTTTGGCCGCAGGATCATGCTCGATGCCTGCCGCCGTGAGCTTATCTATGATTTCTGGTTTTGTAAGTTTCTTCGACATTGAGGTGTTAGTTACCTCCTGCGGGTTTTGGGGGAGCCGACGACGGTTAGCTCCCTTAAGACCCGTAGGAGGGTCTTGTAATTACGCGAGTGTGATATCGACTACCAAGCTTGTCTTCTGTGCCCAGAGCTTAAAGCCCACGAGGCCATAGACGGCAATTTCCTTGCCGGTCTTGCCGGTGACAGGCTTCTCTTCGTACTGCATGCCGCGCGGTGAAGCGTAGGTAGCAACATTCTTGACGCCGAAGACGCGGTGACCAGAGTTGGAAACGGTCGTGGTGCCGAGAGTTGCCGATACGAAGGTGCCGGTGCGGACAACGTAGATGTCTACGCCCATGAGGTGACCGACCTGACCGTTGCGGATAACCGCGTCGGCGGCATTGAAGCCGTTGGTAGCGCCTGCAAGGGTGATACCTGCCATGTCGGTGTTCTCAACTACCAAGAAGTAGCTGTTTGAAACCGACTGATAGCCCATCACTTTGGAAGTGAGGTCGGCAAATATCTTGAGAACGTTTGCTGCTGTGGTGAAGCCGCCTCCTGCCGTGGTGTACGAGCCAGTAGCGTCCTCACACAGGTTGTTAAGTACGAACTTGTCGATGCCGAATGCTACAGCGTACATCATGTTGTCGATGCGCGACTGAGCAATATCGAACACAGCGAAGAAATCTTCGTGTGCAAAGATGTGCTCGGCATAGATAACTTCATCCGTCACCGTGAGCGCGTCATCGGTGATGGTCCAGGCGGTAACTGAGTAAGTACCAGCAACTGCCTGAATCGTAGCGGTAGGCTGTGAACCGTAAGGGTTCTGAATGCGTTTGAGGTCTGAATTATCTACGGAGCAAATTTTCTCGCAGACAAGCGCATTGCGCAGCACGAGATCGTACTGGCTCTGAAAATACTTGTCGCGATCACCGTAGGTGGATTGCGTGTTCATTAGGGATAGGGGTTACAAATAAAACCCGTCGTCCCGTCGTCTGCGAACTATGCTGGCTTGCCCCCTCGGCGTGCCCAGAACAGGTCATCGGCCTCCTTGGTGCCCTTCTCAGGGACGTTCCCTTTGGCGGCGTCGGCCCTGATCTCCTCGGGCGTGCGCTGTTTGGTGCTGGGGCGAGACGTGCGCGTTGCCGTGGCTTCAGCGGTTTTCCGCTCTTCGGTACGCTTCTTGAGGATCGCTAGGACGGTAGTGTCCTTTAGGGCATCTGCCACTGACTTTCCTAAGAGCTTGGCAGCTTTGATCACTTCGTCAAAGTCATCAACGTGAACCTGAGCCTGAAGCATTGCGTGCTGATCCTTGGGGGTCAGCGAACTCTCACTCGTGGAAGTCGGTGAGGTGGTCTCGGTGCTGGCTGGGGCGGGTTTTCTGACCCACTTTCCATCCTTGAACTCATATCCCTCCGTTTCAAGGAAGCGATTGGTAGCGTTCAGTTTGCCTCGATAGTCCTCTTGCTCTTCCGTCTGCTCCTTACTACCCTCACTCTCGTTAGAGGCTTCGGTAGAAGTATCGCTACTTTGTGTCTCCTGTGTAGCTTCAGGGATTGTTTCATCTTTTGCCATAGTGATGTAACTAGTTTATGCGCGCATTTATCAGAGTGCGCTACTCGGTTAGTTGTAATTATACACGCGCGTCAACACTACTCCGCACTGTCCTTGTGGATTGCGGCTTTCTTCTCCTTTTCGGTAGTCACTTTCTGCTGGGCGACCACCCACAGGAAGCGAAGTTGCATCTCCACATGGCGAAGGTACATGTTGCGTGCCAAAAGATTGATGTTGAGCTCGTCGTTCGGATAGCTGCTGGGATTGAACGCGACGTTCGGTGCCGGCGCATAGGGGTCGGCAAGTAGGTTGAGCGCCATTTCGGTCATCTGAATGGCTACGTGCTTGTACTGCACGGCCTGAAAGCCGACTTCCTTGGGCTGGCCAAACACCATGCTCTCAACACCAAGCCAAACATCGCTGAGCTGGCCGATCGGGGCATTGCGGTCGAGGTACGGAATGAAGCGGCGGCGGAAGAGATTGCGCAGCTCTTCGCTGGCGTAGGTCTCTTTGAGGAGCGCCTTCTCCTCGGGGCTGGTTTCCATACCGAGAAAGAGCGCACGGGTGAGCTTGAGGAGCTGTTCGTTGTCCTTGTAGGTGCGACGGATGAGGTCCGCGTCTTTGTCTTCTAAGCGAGGCTCTTCAAACGCGTCTGCCCGTTGTGTGGGTGCTTGCATGTCGTCAATTACGGTTACTTTCTAATATTCCTGTCCTGGCTCGCCGGTTGCGGCTCTCGAATATCCGCGACCGGCGCAGGGCTAGCTTGGACAGGCGATGGGATGGAATTGTACTCGATCGGTGACATCGAGCCGGTCAGCTCAAGAATGCGGCTCACCACTGCCTGGGCGCGCGGGTTCTGGTCGAAGCCCGGCGTCACCATGAGCTTAAGCGCGGTGTTGAGGGTCGTAAGGGCTTCGGCGGTGTCAAATTCTTCGCCCGTTACGTCCACCTCCACGTCCCACTCAAGATCCTTGAACTGCTCCTTCCAAGAAACGGCGCTGGGTTTGAAAATGCGCTGATTGCCGGTCGATTGGAGCATGTTCCTGACCCCAGTTTCGGTGTCAGAGAGGAGCTGAGGGAAGCCTTCTGCGGTAATCGGTTCGCCAGTGATGGAAAGCTGCCGCACGGCGTCGTTTGAGCGGCGGATTGCTTCGTTTTTGATGAAGCGACTGTCGATCTGATTGATCTCGTAATCCTCGAGCGTCGCGGCAATCTCGTCGGCATTGTCCATCTGCTTGCGCGCGTAGGGCAGAATGCGCTCGCGCATCATGTCCTCGATATGCAGGCCTTTGCTCTCGGTCATTAGCTCGAAGAGCGAGTAGCTTTCGGTCAGCAAGGCCTCGGTCTGACGCCACGCCTGGCCGGACTTCGGCTGTGCGCCGAGCATCGCTTCGGAGACGCCGACAATCTCATTGCCGACGTTCTTCCAAGCCGCGGCATAGTTCTGCCAGGACACGATATCGGGTTTGCTATTCTCCACCTTCGTCAGAGGCATGCTGGGCTTGTGAATGAAAATGTCGCCGTCGATTAGGTCGGTGAGAAGATTGGTGCCAACAAGCGACGGGTCGGCCGTCTGGAAGAAAATCTTAGAAGCGATATCGAGGGTGTCCTTGATGGCCTTAGTGGCGTGATTGGTCTGCCACTGCGCTTCAAATAGGTGCTCTACGGCGCCGATGGCCAGACTGCGCCCATCCTCTTTGATGAGGTGGGTAATCATGTACGGGTCCTTGGCCTCAGGACCGCTGAAGAGGGTGAAGTCCTTGTACTCGGTCTTGCGGCCATTGCGGACGCCTACGAATGAGACAACATGCATCTGCTGAACGTAGGTGTCTTGATCCCCTTCAACGCCAGTGAGATACGACTTTGGTAGCAAGCCGTGGATTTCATAGACCTTGATGTAGTCGCTCTTGTTGTCCTTACGCTGCTTATCGAGCGTCTCGCGGCTTTTGCGCGCGGCGCATAGTTCGTCCACCTGCTTGGCGTCATAGCCCATGGTGCGAACGCGATCGCGCAATTGGCCTTCGGTCAGTTCCAAAATCTCGATCTTGGGATTGGCGTCGAAGTCTACCGGGTCAACAATGAGCACGTTCCAGGGCACGACGTACACGTGAAGGCCTGAGCTGTTCTCCACGAACTTGACGACGGCTGAGCCATAGCGAGCGAGCACGCGTCCCCACTCGTTGAGGAATTGACCTAAGCGTTCGCGCCGCATCCAATCGCGAAGCCAGATCGTAGCAAAGAAGCTGTTGATCCAGTTCTTAGTGTTATTGCCTTTGACGCGGATGTGGCGACGGTCAATGTCGGTCGCTCTGTACCAAATGTTTACTGCAGCGGTACTGATGTTAAAAAATGGCTTAACCCGGCCCTTGCTGTCGGTCCTACCGGTAACGTGCTTTGAATTTAGATAGGCGTCTATCTTCTCCAACGTGCCGTGCATGTCGAAGTTAACATGCTTAGAAATCTGCGTGTTGCCACGAGTGTAATCATTTTCCAGGCGGCGTACTAACTCGCCAACTGTTTCTCTCATGGCGTAAGTGTAACACCGGCACTACTACTCGGCACTATTGGAGTGTTGATTACCTCGGTTGCGGCGCAAGCGAACGCTCTGCTCCTCCATCGCGCGGCCGACAACGGCATCGTCCTGACCGCTGCTGTCTCTGACCAGCTCGAAATAGGCGCGCATGAGGATCGTGTCGCCCAGGTCTGGCGATCGACCCAGCTCCTCCTTCACGTCGTCCTTGGACTTGAGGCGCTTGCGACCGTCGCCGTCTGGCTCCTTGTCGCGCAGGATGGCCGAAAGCTCCTCGATGACTGCTTCCCGACGCTCTGGCACGGCGAAGGCGATCTTGCGCTCGTTGATCAGCTCGGCGAGCTTCCAGCCGCACTGAGCCTTGAGGTTCGAATAGGCGGGTTTCGGCACAAGGAAGTGCTCCACCTTCGCCTGGCGCTCCCGTATCTGCTGCTGCGTCGGGATGACGACGGAGTTTGCCGTGAAACCTTTCACGCCGAAGAGCTGGTCCACGACGCCGCCACCAATGCCGTCCTCGTCAATCAGGATGTGTGAGAAGGGGATCCGTTCGGCCGCTGCGAAGTCCTTTATTTGCTGAATGGTTTTGTCGGTGCCCTGCTTCCTGAATTGCTGCACGTCGTACAGCTCAAGCCCATCCCAGAACGAAAACACGGTGCTGTCGCGGCCCATGCGCGCCACGTCCACGACGAGATAGCGCTGCCCGTCTTTGACAATCGTGTTCGAGAAAGCGTCGGTGAGGGCATCGAACGAAATGAGCGCGTCGCGGTCTTCCTCGTAGTCCCAATTGCCTTCCCAAAGGCGCTGCCGGCGCACCTTGTCGCGCTCGCCTCTGAGCGACGCGATGTAGTCGGCCGGGAGGTATGAGTTGTCGGTGGCGAAGGCCTGAATGTAGCGACGGGAAGGGGCCAGGAGACCCTTGGCGGCCGGGTCCACAAAGTCCCGCTTCATCCACCCCTTTTTGGGGTTCGCCGTGATGAGCAGCTTCTTCTTGAGCTTGAACTCGTCATTCTTCCAACGGCCCACAGAGAGCCACAGGTTGGCGTGGGCGTTCTCAGGTATCTCGCCGCCTTCCTCCTCCCAGCCGCGGGTCATCTGCATAGAGCCAAAGCGCTCGAAGAGTGGATCGCTCGGCTCCTCCTTACAGGCTATGAGGTAGACGCGAGAGCCGTTGTAGAGGACGAAACAGTTATCCTGGCCATTGAAGCTGGCGTACTTATCAAATTCGAGGTTGAAGCCCTTGCGAAACACCTCGTGTATAGTCGGAATAGTGAACTTGCGGAGGTCGTTTAGCTCTTTGCGGGCAATGAAGAAATGAGTGCCTGGATATATGAGGGCGTCGCCGAAAATAAGAGAGGCGCCTAGAAACGACTTGCCGCCGCCTTTGGCCCCGCCGTATAGGATTTGCTCTGTTTTGTCATCAATCCAGAAGCGGGCAGCCTGTATCTGCTTATCATTTTTTGTTCTGAACTCGATTTCCATCCACAGCGATAGTCATGCCAGTAATAGTTAGCTTCTCGCCTCCGGTTGTAATGTCGACGGCCTGCTGGTCTTTCCAGCCCATTGCTGCTTTGAGATAGAAAATAGAGCCCGTCGCATTCGGGCCAGCGAGGCGCTGAACCCATGCGTTCTCAATAAACTCCTCAATCCTTCTTATAGCGTCAGGGTATTTCCCTTTGTACTGATTGTAGGTCTCTCGTGAAATTTGCAAATGCAGACACACACCGGCCTTGTTGGGCATGTGTTTGGTCGTTCCACATTCGGCCACATATGCGGCCAGAGCATCTTCCAACTCAGCCTCTGACTTAAACCGTGGTGGCTGTCCCCTTGTAGTTCCTGATTTTGCTTTCGGCTTGGCCATAAGTTAGTAGAGACCCATATGCTTCCGACGAGAGGGCGAAGGCCATGCTTTCCTTTGCCCAGGATAGCACCTTCGCTTCTTTGATGTGGCGCTTTGCGAACAGGTATTGCTCGCCATACGCTTCCACTTCCTGTCTCAGCCGAAACTCCGGGTCAGTGAGGTAATTGTACCACCAGCCCTGAGGGTTGCTACCTTGCTGTCTACAGTGGACGCTCTCATGGAAGATGATATCGGCCGGTAGCTCCTTCCCTGACGGGTTGAAGATGGTGTCGCCGTAGCAGTAGGAGGCATGGGGCTGGTAGCCCAGGAGGAGGGCGATTTCCTCGACGTTCGGGGGTGGGGCGGTGACGATCTTCATAAGCCTGCGCCGCCAAGTAGCTCGATCCCAGCTAGCCGCTCGCGGATAATCCGGTCGTACTCGAGTTTGGTGTACTCCTTAGTCGTGGCGCCAATCTTCTTTGAGGCGAAGTAGCGGTCCTTTAAGGCCTGCGCGGTACCCGGGCCGTAGCGGAGGTCGAGGTTACGCTCGTATCCGAGCTTCTGTTTGTCATAGGCGTTGCAGCCGCCGCACTCGCCGTTGACGTTAGTAAGGTCGAATAGTAGGGCAAAGCCGCATCGGCCCGCATTTATGAAGTGGCCGGCTTGTAGCTCCCGCCAGTTTCTAACGAGGTCGCCGCAGTTGATGCACTTGCCCCACTGTCGGAAGTCCCTAATACGGACATAGAGAGAGGTGGCGTACCAAAGCACGCCCTTGAGGCCTGAGTAGCGGGGTTTTGAGGGACGGTTGAGCCCGTAGATGGTCCAAATAGCGGACTTAGGAGCTTCCCTTTTCATCTAGGCGATGGATTAGGCGGCCAATAATTTCAGTGCACGTTTCCCATGCGTCTTTTGTCTCCCCTTCGTCTTTGTAGCAAGCTACCGCAACATCAAACATGTGCTGTGTTGCGAGATGGGCTATTTCATGGGCGATTACCGAGGTAATCTCGTCGCGCTCTCCCTTTTCCCACAGCCTTTGCATGTTCGGATAAATGTGCAACCGGGCGCGGAGGTAGCGACGATGAACGTTTATATCGGCTCGCACGATATCTCGTGGGTCATCGAGTTCCTTCTCCTCGTCCATGTAGTGAATGGCGATGAAATAATTCGGGGTATCCAACAACTTGCGATAACGTTGCACACGCTCTCGTACAAAGCTTTTAAACTTAGGGTCAATACCCTTCTTAATAGTGTTCTTCACCTTTCCATCATATAGAAATCAGCCGCTCCTTGGTAGGGGCGGCTGTTAGTATCAGACCTTCTTGAGGCCACGAGCCTCAAGCTCCTCGGTGGTGAATGAGGCTTTCGGCTCTTGTGACCGGTGCATCCGGCCATCGTGAGCTGGTTCCGTCTTGAAGCCGCACGTCTCACACGGGGCGTCCTTCACCGTCCTGGTGCCGAGGCGGGAGCCGTTCTGCTTCTCCACCAGCTCGTAGTGGAAGCCGACCGTTTCGAGGTCGTATAGGGCCACCTCGATCTCTCCCAGGAGGCGCGTCTTGGTCTTTTGAACCAGCGCCTCCCGCTGCTTGTCGAGCCGCTTGATCTCGTCAAAGACGGCCTGCCCATTGGGCTTCTTTGCAGGCTTCTTCATCTCGGCCCCCTAGTTGATGGTGGCGTCGATGATCTTGTGGAGGCGCGGCGTGACATCCGCGTTCTCCATCACCCTGCCGTTGAGGGCGAAGGTGGCGGCGTTGAGCAAGCGCCAGGCGGTTGGCGCACCCCAGTCGTGGGGCGGCTTGTCATAGGCCTCGACCACGTCCGCGATCCGCTGAACGTTGATGACGCCTTCGCGGTACATGGACATGATGCCGTGGTTGACCTGCTGGTCGTTCAGCGGCGTGCCCTGGTAGGCGAGGAGCTTCTGATGCTGGCCTTCGCGTTGCAGGGCCAGCGGTTCGATCAGCTCCATCACTAAGCCGGGGAGTTCCCGCTTGGCGTTGGCGGTGTGCTTCCTGCGGATGACGTGGTCTGCGACGAACGCGAGGTTGTCACAGACGAACACTCGCGAGCCGAAGCCGACGCCGATCGGGAAGCGCTTGTCGTGAGAGTTGCGCAGTCCGACCGTGTCTTCGTATTGGCCGTAGCCGCTTTTCAGCGACAGAAGGCCGAAGAAGCGGGCGCCGTCCTCGGTGACACCGTAGTGCTCCGCAGTCACCTCGTGGCCGTACATGGCCAGAGTGGACTTCATGAGATCCACCACTCGGAAGTGGGGGATCGGTACATGGGTCGCCGTTGCGTCCGGAGTTTCGAGGGTGCGCAGGCCATCATAGTCGATAGCCTTCGCGCCCACATGTAGCATGAGGGACATTGTTAGCTCCGATGATGTGAGGAAGTTGATGAGGACCGAGGTCCAGTTTATTGGGACAGTGCGTCCATCATCTATTGTAGCGCTATGTAGCGCCTTGAAGGACTAGCGCTGGGGACTACTACGTTGTATGGTCCCGCCCATGTTTATTCGAGTTAAGACTAGCAAGGGAAAAAAGTACCTCTACGCTGAGAAGCGGTGGAGGGAGAACGGACGAGTGCGTTCTCAGTCCCGCTCACTCGGCCCTATTGAGAGAGCCGACTACCAACAAGGTTGGAAGCTCATTGAAGAGCTTATGGTGAAATATCCATCGAAGGGCGGGTCCGGTTCCGCTCCTCCCGCGGCTCCAGTCGGACAGACCGCTGCACCGACGACAACCCAGCAATATGAGTCGTCGCCGGAAACGGCAGCTACCACTCAAGATTCGAGTTCGACCTCCTCGGACGAGTAAGGCTCCATGATGCCGTGGGCCTCAACTGGCGCATCGGCCTCTATAGCTTCGTAGGTTTTTGTATCGAAGCGGTCGGCGAGAAAGCTATAACGCAGCACATGGAATATTTTCATCCTGTCCTTAAATTCGTCTTCCAACTTGTAGAATCCTAGCTCCGTCCAGTTCTTGGCGCGCCAAAGCTCGTCGACACGATTAGTCAAGGCTTCGACAAATTCTCGATTGGCGGGGTAGATGCTATCAAAGGGATCATATCTCTCCAAAGCCTCCCCGTATGACTCCTTTTCCACGTTCTTGTGAAACAGCGGATAGATTCGGTGCTCATAGGCATATGCCAGGGCAGGATTGGTGTTCTTGGGAAGTTGAACAAACGCGGTGAGGTAGGCGAGGCGGCGCGCCTCGAAAAGCGCTATTAAGATTTCCCGATCCATTGACATTCTCCTTCAAGCCCGCCGAGGTCTGACGGTTGCAGGAGATAAGAACGGCCCCTCCAGAATTGAAGGGGCCGAGGCTCACGCTGTCTTTTTAAGCGCGACTACATTCTCACCTAAATGCCACTTTGAGGGCAGTCTTGCTTCGGAAACGCCGACGTAGCCAGCGATGCTGCCATCTGCCAATCGCACCGGAATGGCGACGAGCCCTCGCATGATGCCCTTGCCGGCGTAGCCGATCCCGAGGATGCGGGCCGTTGCGGCGTCGAAGCCCACGGCATCTACCGCCGGATGATCCGCCTCCAGATGGTCCAGGGGCGGCATTCCTTGTGCTGGGGGCTGGGGGGAAGAGTTGGGAACAGTCCCCCTTTGGGGGACAGTCTCACCAGTTCCCTCTTCAGAGGGGAATTGTAGGAACTGTTCCGCCAGCCACGCAGCGCCGTCCTTCTGAGAGACGCTTAGAACGTGAGCCGCGAGGCCGATCACGTCACCGCCAACTCGCGACGGGAAGCAGTAGAAGCTCTGCTTGTCGGTGTTGATGGCCATAGCGCGATCGCCACCGGTCTTACACGCTGGGCATGGGCCGCGCATTTGCGCCCCGGCCTTCGCCATAGTGAGATTGAGGGAGCGACAGGCGTTCTCGATACGCACCTCATCTTTGAGCTGTTTAAAGTCCAGGTAGGGCATTGTAGTACCTCCTTGCTACTATCCTGTTCTATTGTAGCATTGGAGGTAGATGTGAGATTGGAGTGTAGGTGGGGGAAAGGGCGCTCGCCCCGAAGTCGATAGTTCTCCCAGGGTTATCGACTTCCCCCACCCGCACTTCAATCAACCGCGGGAGTTAGGAGCCAGTACGATGGCCACAGGTTCGATAAGTGAACGTGCGATCGCTGGGCGTCAGCCGCGCCAGCGGCCTCAGCCAGTCTTCATCGCCCGCGCCAAGGTCGGCAGCGGGTGGACGACAATCGGAGCTGCATGGAACTTCCGAAGCGGCGACGAGGGGCTTTCGGTCCAGCTCAACACGCTTCCGCTCGGCTGGGATGGACGCTTCGTCCTCCTCCCGCCGCTCGAGAACGGCGAAGATCCCACGCCCGACGAACGGGGCGGGGAATATCAATCGTGAGGCAGGGCGGCTCTCGGGCCGCCCTTTACATTTGGAAAGCGGCGCCGTTGGCGCGAAGCCAAGGCTTCAAGAGCATGTTGCCGTCTGGCACTGGTTCTTCGGTCTTGGAGCGCACGCGGTCGCTGCGATAGAGCACGGGATGGCTCTTGAAGACGCTGAAAGCCAGGCCGTTATCGGCATATAGCTTGCGGATGCGATCGGCCCGTTGCGGAGAGCTGGTGACGACGCCGATCCAGAAATTCGGCACCACCGAAGCATATGAGCCCGTGTCCAGGACGTGCTTGTACTGAAGAGCCTTCTTGAGGTGGCTCGACTGGGTCAGGTTGGTGCGCTCGATGGGTTCGGTTCCGCAGTCCACTTCGAGCATCATATACAGGGTCACATCCTCCTTCCCGGTTACTGCCTTCGGGTAGGTGATCGAGAATAGCCCATCCCAGCAAAGCGGGTCCTCGGAAGAGTGCTCCTTGCCCTCGATGGTGTGAGCGATCTTGGCCGGAAGCTTGAGTACGTCAAGGTGGGTCTGAAAGAGGAAGCCCTTTGCACGCGCGCCAAACTCCAATGAGAAAAGCACCTCACAGAGAAGCACATTATGTGCAAATTCTGTAAGAACGTGTTTGTAGATTGCCACGGGCTTGAGCCGCAGGTCTTCACGATCTAAGAGGTCCTTACCCTTCTCGTCTAGCTCATAGATGGTAAAGCGGTAGTGGCAGTTGGCATAGTTCCACTGCTGCGGCGGGCGCTTTATGTACCCAGCTCGATGCAGCTTCAGCAAGCGCTTGCTATATGCCCTGATAGGAGCGCTAACCCACGCTGCAAGGAAGTCGGCAGGCAGGTACTTGTACCGACTAAGGAGCTGCAATACCTCGATGTCGCGGTCGGTAAGCTGTTCGGCTTTACCGGATCGTCCGCGACGCTGGCGCGAGAGTGGTTTTGTAGTGTCAAGCATACTACGAAGGTAGTCGCGGCGCTGGAATTTGTCACAGGCAACGGCGGCTAGCTATGTAGCGCTATGATAACACTTCAAACTAATGTGATGGCGGCTCTGGGGGATTGTTGGCGACCACACGCAAGGTTGGCTTAGGCGTGGGTGCGGGCATGTGCGGTGCTTCAGCCGACACCCCGTAGCGGTCTTTCATCTCGGCCAGGATGGACTGCCATTCTCGCGGCGTCATCTGCGGCTGCTTCGCGAAGTTGGTTTCGGGCACCTTCAGCACGCGCTCCGGAGTCCGCTCCACACTTATCAAAGCATCCCCGGCCACCGGCAATCGCACTGTGAGGCCAACGCGGCGCAGCGCGGCCAAAACAGCGGGCGACC